GGTAGACGAGCTCCTCGCCCGCCTCGTTCATGAACCGTTGGTTCTCGTGGTATGTTTGCTCGGGCATGGGTCAGGTTCCCGGCACAGGGCGGAAACCCGGCGGCAGCGTGGGGGTGGGTGCGCGCGGCGCACGGCTGCCGGGAGCCGCAGGACGGAAGCCCGGCGGGGTGCTGGTGCCTTGGTTGTACGCATCCCGGTCTTGGGTCTGCGCCAGGTTGGCCGCCGTGCCTGGGGCCATCTGCACATCGTAGGTCTGTAGCGTCTGCCCATAGGTGGGGCTCTGCGGGTTCTTGTCCACCAAGGCGATCCGGTTGCCTTGGTTGATCTGTACGGGGTCGGGCAGAGAAGCTCCGATAGCCGCGCGGACCTGCGGGTCCGCGTTCGCCAGTTGGTGCATGAGCTGCAACCGGCGCATCGGGTCCGGTTCGTTCCGCAGTCGCTCGAAATAGTCGTTCACCAGCGCGGCGTCCACGTCGGGGATGGACAGGATCTGCTCCTGCGCCTGCTGCATGTGCGTCGGGTCAGCGTCACTGGGGATGTGCCGGCTGACCTGCTCCTGCGTGTAGCGCGTCCGCTCCCTCGCACCCGAAGCCCGGTTGTTGTTGTAGGTCTGGGTCGAGCCGAGCGACGTCAGGAAGTCGCGCCCGTTCGCAAGTTGGGCCAGACGGTTCTGCGTAGCTGGATCGTTCGGGTCGAAGCCTTCCGCCGTGATCTCTTGCTCATAACGGTTGTAATCCTGGATCTGGTTCGCCCGCAGTTGGCCTTGCAGCATGGCGTTGCGCACGGCCTCGCGCTGCTGGGCCATCTGGCCCCAGTCGGCCGCTGCCGGTGGGCGGTAGCCGGCGTTGACGGCGATGGTCGGGTCGATGGGCATCCTATCCGCCTCCGTAAGCGCCGCCGTAAGCCCCCGCCGTGCTGCCGGGTCCGAACGTCTTGTAGCCGATCCAGTTGTTCATGCCGTTGTTCACGGCGCTGGTCAGGGCGTTCGCCGACCCCATGTAGCCGGACGCGCGGGCGTTGCCCGCCTGCGTCTGGAGTTCGGAGACGTTGTTGCCGGTGTTCTGCGCCGCCTGCGACAGGGTGTTGGCCGCCGTCTGGCCGGAACCCATCAGGCTCTGGAGCGGGTTCAGCAGCGCCGCCCGTTCGGTCTGGTAGCGGTTGAAGGCGTTCATGTACTCCTGCGACCCCATCTCCTGACCGTACCGCTGGGCGCCCTTCATGGCCGCCCCGGAGATCAGGCCGCCGCGCGCCGCCGCCGAGTGTTCGAGGGCCTTCATGCCTTCCTTCAGCCGGAAGGTGTAGCCGGGGTCCTCCGCGAACTGCGCCTCGCCGAACGGCTGAGCCGCGCTGCCGTAGCCCTGCGCCCCGGTGTTCTGCGACAGGCCCAGCAGGTCCATCAGTCGGTTCTGGCTGGTGATGCCGCCCTGGCGAAACGGCTCTTGGAGAGCCGTCTGCTTGTCGAACATCTGCATCTGGGTGTCTTGGGCCTGCTGCGCGGCCTGCTGCTGCGCCTTGGAGGCCTTACTGGAGGCATAGATGCCTGCACCCGCCGTGACCGCGGTCGAGGCCAGGATGGCGGCCGGCAGGGACGCTAGGACAAAGACCATTTACGTCAACGCCTTCTTCGGCAGAGTGTTCCCGACCAGAAACGGGCTGTCCGGGTCGGGCTCGACCAGTTCCGCTTCGGCCTGTTCGACCGTCGTAGCATCGGTTCGATGGATTGTCATGTAGAGCGCGTCCGTGAGGGCGTAGAGCGCCCGCTGGACGCCCGGCTCGCAGGTCATGAGGCACGGAGCCTCGACGCGCTCCGTGCCGATCTGGAGCGTCCCTGAGACCACCTGGAAGAAGTGCGCGGACCGGTGGACCTTACCCAGCACGATTGTCCCGGCCGGCTGGAACATCTGGCGGCAGTACATCCCGCCGTGGAAGATGTGCTCCGTCGGCAGCTCGATCTGCTCGTGCTTCAGCATCTCGCTCTTGAGCGCGAGGATGGGGCTCATGTCCACGACGCTGCCCATCTAGCTGATCTCCCGGCCCGAAGCGCGGATGTTGATCGACGTGGCGGTGCCTGCGATGGTCGAGATGAACCCGCCGGCCGCCAGGGCGGACCCGACGATCTCGGGGAAGGTGTAGGTCTCCCCGGCCTGCAAGGTCTTGGTCTTGACGATCAGGTTCTGGTTGCCGGAGGTGTCGCCCGACGTGATCAGGTTGACCGACAGGGTCGCAGCCGAGCCGCTGTAGTTGGTGGCCGTGAACTTGTCGATGATCGCCGTGACGCCCGTCGCGGTGTACTGCGTGGTCTGCGCGGCCTCCGCGATCTTGGCGGGGATGAGAACTTTTACGCTAACGGTCATGGTGGCTCCTACGCGATGACTTCTTCGGCCTGAACCAGAAGCGACCCGCTGGGCAGATCATAGGGCGAGGCGCTGAAGTTGAACAGGCGGACGATGGCGGTGTTAGCGGCGCTGTAGCGAGTGGTCATCATCATGGGTTCCGTCGTAACGCCGATGAAATTAGACGACAAAAGCCAGTTGCCCGTATCCAAGCCCGGAACCGTGACAGGATAGTCAGCCGCACCGGCAGCGGCGATGCTGGCGGGGTTGACGGCAGAACGTCCTTCAATGCGGCGTCCGCGAAAGTAGGTGACCGTGGCATTTTCCTTAATGTAGGGTGCCACACGATTGCCAAAGCAGTCGTTATCAACAAACTTCAAACCAACCAGCGGGGTTACCAAAGCATTGGCCGCACCAATGCCGTAGCCCTGCGTTCCGGATGCGCCGTTCTGATCAAACGAACGGTTATTCGAAATTAACGAATAGCTTCCGTTATAGGTGGCGTTGCCTTCTGGAATTGAAATACCACGTGTTGCATACTGATTGGGGTTTCCGGTCAAAGTCGCAAAGTACTGACCGTTGTCAAAAACGATGTTGCCGGAACAGATTCCGCCTTGCGAGCCAAAGCTAATTCCGCTGGCCGCGTTAAAGAAGCAGACGTTATCCAAGCATTCTTCATAAGCGCCCCACAGTTCAAATGCGCTGTTGACGGTGTTATCCGTGTCGGGGCCAATGTAGGTGTTGGTGTATGGTGCGCCCGCAATTGTGCAGTAGCCAACACGACTAATCACATTGTTGGAATAGACGTTTCTTGCAACGCCGCTAACTTGCTCAGAAACAAAAGCCGCGCCGTAAATTACGTTTCGGGCCACATTTCCAAAGATGTTGGAGCTTTTTAGCGTAAAATTACATCCGCCGTTTTCAATGTAATTGTGGCTGATCTCGACACCCTCGCCAACGGTAGGGGTTGGGCCACCCGCGCCCGCGTAGGTAATGGCCACAACTTGAGCGCCGCCATAATTGGCCGGAGCAAACGACCCAGGCACCGCAGGGAACGATGCAGTGACCGGACCGATATAACCGCGCCCGTTGGTGGAAAACAGAATTGAACTGGCGATAACCGCGCCCGACCCGTTGGTGCTGTATGTAAACGCCGCCTGAACGCCGCCGGGGCCAGCGGGGGCCGAGATGGTGCCGACAAGGCCGGTGGTGTTGAGGGGGCCTCCAGACCCCGCCAGAAAGCCTGCGGTCGCCGCCGTATCAATCCATGCGCCAACCAATTGGTTCATCAAGATCGAGTTGCCGCGAATCACTGCGTAATTCATCGAATTACAGGCAATGGCAAATTGGTCGGTATTAATAAAATTGTTGTTCTCAATCCGCGCCCGCTCGCAGCCGTAATAGTTAATCAGACCGTTCTTGGTGCCGACCAGCGACCCGCCGTCAATCGTCAGGTTCTCGACCACAATATCGTTGGCATAGGTGGCGTTAATCATGCCGTTGCCAGCAAGCGGTGAGCGCAGTTTTAAAATAGACGTTGCGCGGTTTTCGCCGATCAATTGTTTACCGGCAGTCAGCGTAACAGGGTCAATCATAAAGGTTCCCGCCGGAACAATGATCGCGCCCGTCGAGTTCGTAATCGCCCGCTGCACCGCCAACGTGTCGTCCGCATCACCATCACCGACCGCGCCGTAATCCTTGATGTTTACGATCTGGCGCAGTTTCGCACCGACTGTGGTTGTTGTGGCCGAAACTCCGGTGCCCTTGTGGCCGATCAGATCAGAACCATTGCTGGCCGCGTACACCACGCCCACCGCAGTGACGGAGGCCGCGATGATGGACGCCGTGCTGTCTGGGAAGGGGCCGAGGCTAATGTTGTCTACGGTCCAGATCTCAACGTCGTCTGACGTCGTAAGTTTGAACTTATAGGATTGCGTACCCAACCAGATAGAAGCTTCACCGCGAGAGTCCAAGATAATCGGGTTGGGGTTATTGGTTATGCCGGCGCTATCCGCAAAGGTCGCAAGCGGCGTTGTTGTGCCCGCATCGTAGGTGTAGATTTTTCCGCCCGCCAGCGGTTCGCCCGCAGTGCTGAAGAACTGGAGCTTAGGTTCTGGGGTGAGATAAGCAGCCATGTTAGAACCCTTATGCGGAGATGTTGTCGGTAACGGTGAGAATGACAGACGGAATGCCCGGAACAGGCGCAGCAGATGCAACACTAACAATTTGGCAAGCCGTATCATCCGTTGACCACACCAATTCGAAATAGTCGCCTGCGTTCATGTTTAGCACGAAATTCCACGCAGCGACAGCCGCAGCGCCGGTGCCCGCAAGCGTGATCTGGGTGGCGCTGTTGGCGGCGTCCGCGCCATTGAGGCGGTACCAGATCCAAACATGCTTGGCTGCGGCTGATGCCTTGTTGAGTTGCAGTGAGAATTGGAAATTGTAAGCGCCAGGTCGGTCAACGTAGACGCGCGACGTGGGCGTACCGCGTGTGGCCCCGACTGATATGCTGGTGGTGTTCAGCGTGATTGGGTAGGCCGTGTTGATCGCCGCAGCGGTTTGGGTGGTTGTGTCGAAGAACGCGCCATATGCTTTTCGAACAAGTTCCGGCGTGTAGACAGGGGCCACACCAAGCGCCTGCAAATCCTTGGCCGTCTCGGCCAACTGCGAAACGCTGAAGACTTCGGACGAAGGTGAAATTTGCAGGAACTGCGTAATGTCGTCGTTTGACCCGCTGCCAAGCAGGGTGAACAGGTTGTTGAAGAACCTGAACCACTCACGCGAAATTAGGCCCGTGCGCTCGTCAATGATCGGAACGCGGGGCGCAGGGATTTGGGTGATGTTAGCCATTGGTTGGGCTGACCTGCAACTCAGCGCCCATGATGGCGATCTTGACCGGATCGGTGCCGGTGATCTCGTACACGCGGTCGCGCAACTTGACCGTCATGCCTAGCCTGCGCCAAATCGTGCGGTAGCCGTACTGGCCGATCTTGCCCATTGAGCGCCAGTGCTCGTTGGACCAAGTATGCCCGCCATCGTCGGACCAGCGCAGCATGACCTGCGGGTCGAAGCCGACCGTGCCGACAAAATCCGTTACAAGGTAGTCGCCCGCTTCCGTCATCAAGAAATTGTCGGCTTGCGTCATCATGTAGAAGGTGTCGTTAGGGTCAAGTCCGTTTAGACCGACGCCCGTTTCGCAGTCGAGTTGCAAACCGTGCTGGGCAGTACGCTTGAGGTCGTTCTGGCCGGTGGGCAGCGCCCGCCATTTGCGAAGCCAGCGCTGCACGTCGCCGTTGTCGGCATAGACGTCCAGATCGAAGGCGTAGACGTTGCCGTTGGCGAAGTCGCCAATGGCAATCTCGTCAGCGAAGGCCATCTGGCAGTTGCCACGGTGGCGGTCGAAGGCGTCGTTAATCCAACTGGCCCGCTCGTGCCACGCGCCGGTTGAGACGTCGTAGACCCACGTCGTCTTGGCGTCAGGGAAGACTAACACATAGAAGGCGTGGCCGTCCTGCTGGTAGGTGTAGCCGATGGCGTCGCCTAGGTGCGCGTACTGCTGGATGTGCCACTCGACGGCGTGGGTGCTGACGCGCTGGCCGGTGTAGCCGTTGGCACGGTAGACGATGCCGCGCCCGCGAGCGTCTGAGCCTAGCCAGAACAGGCCGTTGTCTAGCTTGGCAACCGAGTAGGGCGCGGCGCAGCCGATCTCGTTAAACGCGCCTTGGATGCGCGTGAAGGGGAAGTCCGCGCTGCCGGAGTCGTACCAAACCTCAATTGAGTTGGTTCCAAAAAGCCACAGTTCGCGGTGATCAACTATAATCGACACGATGCCGTCTGGTGAGCCTTCGGCGCTAGCAAAGTCGAGCGCGTCGATGTCCGTGCCGTCGAAGATCGCCGTGATCCAGAACCGCTGGCTGTCAGGCTCGTTGAACACGAAATAGCCGTCAAGATAGCTGACCGTGATCGCGCCGGGGAAGTCAGGGTCGGTGATCTGCTGAAAGACCCCCGTGGTCATGTTGTAGATGAAGCCGTCTGGATTGCAGGCGATAAAGATCTGGATGCCGTTGTCGGCCATAGAGACGGGGCCGGTGCCGGTCACGTCGCCTAGCTTGGTGGCCGTCCATGCCGCATCGACACGGTAGAACTCGGTGCCCGACACGACGTAGCCGTAGCTACCGGCCTGCCACATGCCTCGGATAGGGCCAACCCCACAGGTCGTCAGCAGCCGAAGACCTGGCGCTCTGTTCAGAAACGCAGGCTCCTTGCCGCCTTCGGGGATGACCTCTGGAAACAGATTGACCATGCGGCTGTCGGCAGCATTTACGCTGCGGGCCACATAGGTCGATCCGAGGATGGGAGATTTCATGGGGCGGGGTCCGGTGCTATGAACTCGTCCAGCACTGTATCATACGTCATCCCAATCCCAGCATACCGCCCACGAAAATTGCCGTTGTAGCTCGTCTGAACCCACTGGGCAGGCTCTAGCCCGCGCAGGGTGTCGAAGTCCTCAAGCCACTTGATACCGAGTTGCTCGTTCTCTGGCGTCTCAAGGATGCCGTTATCCACTACGATAACCTCGGTCACGATGTTGGCTGCGTCTAACCTTGCAAAATGCGCCATTACGCCCTCGCTCGAACGCGGATGATGACAACGCCGGAGCCTCCGGAGCCGTCGGGGCCTGCGCCGCCGCCCGTGTTTGCGGTGCCATTGATGTTGCTCAGCGATGACCCGCCGCCAGCGGTAGCCGTTCCAAAATAATCTAACGCTCCATCAGAAGATGCGCCCGCACCCCCTCCGCCGCGAGCCACTGCGGTTCCCGTAATAGACGACGTAATACCAGCGCCGCCGTTGCCGCCAACCGTTATAGATCCATTGCCACCCACAGCCCCCGCGCCGCCGCCGCCTGCCTGAGAGTATGCAGTAGCGCCACCCGTAAAAGTGACCGTACCACCAGCAAAACCTTGTCCCGCTATTCCAGTCCCCGCAGCACTATTGGTTGCCGTGTCCCTAAACGCCCCACCCCCACTGCCGCCGTTTTTTGTACCGAAAGGTGCACCTACGCCGCCTCCGGTAGAGACTACAACAGCTGCAACAGAGCTATTTGCACCAACGCCCGTTGAGCCGCCTGCGCCGACTGTGATGGTGTAGGTTTGGGGTGTGGCAACGATACCTTTTTCTTGATAGCCGCCAGCGCCTGCACCGCCACTCCCGCTTCCTTGGCTTCCCCCACCCCCCGCAATCACCAGCGCCCTAACAGCCCCCGTAGACCCAGCCGTAAACGTACCAGAGGCGTTAAACGTGTAGACGTCATATTTGCCGTCAGGTACGGCGGGGACTGAGGCAGAGGCGGTGATTGTATTGGGGGCCGATCCAAGCGGTGTAAAGCCTGCTTGAACAAAAATACTATTGGATAATGTTGAAAATGCCCCAATCGCCCGCGAGGACCAGGCGGGAACGTAAGAATTAGTATATCCGCCGGGAATGTCGAGAGAGGCGTTAAATGTACTTAAATTAACATTGTTTTTAAAAACATTAATAGTGCAGGCAGTAACAGTAAGCCCGACTGTAATTCCTATTACGTCTCCGGTCGTTGCCGATGCTATTGTTGCAAATGGACCTGTCCCGCCATAAGAAACTGCTCCCGTTGACGGCCTATAGGCAAAACTAGGAAATGCAGACGTTCCGCCAACAATTTGGCTTATAAAATCAGAATGGTTTGATGCAAAATTTGCTTTTGCAAAGCCAAACTGTTGATCCAACGTGTTGCCAACTATAAATTCAAAATAAAAACTCGTATCAGCGCCGATTGGAGAACCCGAAGACGATTTTGCCGATGCGTAGGTTTGTGGCCCAGAAGGATTACTAGCAGTTATATTGCTATTGGAGAACGTCACTCCCGGCGAGGCAGAGGTTGTATCAAAAACCAAGCCAATTACACCGACGCCACCGCCACCACCACCCGCAGCCGCCCCCTTCTTATTCCCACTCATATCCTGCGCGACCATGCCGATAGGCCCGTAAGGAGCCTGCCGGTTCATCATCTTTTGGCCTAGCATGGCGGGGGCATTTTGCATTAGTAGGCGTAGCCTTCAGTGCGGAACACAATGCCGGTGTTAGTGACGCTGATCGCCACCCAGAGGCTTTCGGCGGACGACAGGATCAGCGGGGCCGCGTCGGTGTAGCCGAAGTCGATAGCGGTCTGGGCGGTCGTGGCTGCGACCGTGTAAGCCGTCATTAGCTTAGAGCCAATAAACCGCTTGGTCGTGCCGCCGTCGGACGATACGTACAATTGAAGTTCGGTCGCCGTGACCGTAGCCCGTGCCAGAGCGGTAATCTTCTGCATCCGTGCGCCGTTAGTTTGGGCCGCTAGCAGTTGCACCGTGTTGGTCGGGGTGTCGGTGTAGGTCGTGTTGGCGGTAGTTGCCACCGCAGTCGCTGCGATAGGCGTCTGAGGTGTGACGATTGAGTTTGGCGTGACGGCCATGATTTAGCTCCTAGAGTGCTGCCGCGACGGCAAAAACGGTTGCGAGTGAAACGAGAGGCACCGTCAGCCCCGTCAACGAAGTGATGTCCGAGTTGGCACCCGATTTAGCCGCGCTGAGGTTGGCCCTAGCGTCGGTGGCGTTCGCCGCGTTGGTGCCGCCGTTAGCAAGCGGCAGGAGGCCCGTCACGCCCGTGGTGAGGGGCAAGCCCGTCACGTTGGTCATAATGCCGCTGGTGGGCGTCCCAAGGGCGGGAGTGACCATCGTGGCGTTCGTGAACAACAGCGCATTGGTCAGTTGCTTGGTTGCGCCGCCTTGAACGATGACGAGCTTGTCCGTTACCGCAGCGAATGTGGCGGCAGGTAGCTCACTGATCTTAACGTTAGCCATAATCAATAGTTCCCGGCAAAGATGTTGAACCGCTGGCGAGTGCCGACGATGCTGTATGGCAGCGACATGATGTCGTCGGGGTTATTGATGCGCTTGAGGTTGCGCTTAGACGTCATGGCGATCCGTGACACCTGCGGCGATGGCTCGACGCCAAACTCAGCCGCGATCTCACAAGCCAAGTTGTAGCGGAACGCCCGCAGGTAGCCTGGCGGAAACGTCAGGTCCGTGTAGATTGTGACCGGCTGGTCTAGTTCCGTAACCGAGATGAAGTGCCACTCCAGCGCCTTGGTAGGCACGGGATAGACGTACATGTCGATGTTTGGGTAATCCATATTTATCCACATGACCTGTGGAAAAGTGCTGGTCACGGATTTAACGGCGATGCCGTCGTACTGCTGCTGATTGATGATCTTGATGCCGTACGAGATCCCAGTGGTTGGATCTTTGAAGTAGGTCGAGTCATCAAGTTGAACTGGACGATTGCCCGCAAAGTCGCCCGTAGGGCCAAGCGTGCGGTGCACCTGATTGTTGGGCCATGTAAAGATTTGATCTTGAGTCGAAAAGACCGACAGCCGCTCGGTGTTCCACGAATCAATCATCTGGTTCATGGCCGTAAGGGCGTCTTGAGATGTGGCAGCAGAAGGGGTTTCACCTTCGGCAAGCATACCGATCAGCCGCAAAGCGCCGTTTATCAGTTCGCCTGCCGTGGTCATATTAGGCCCCTGCGTTTAGCGGAGGTCGTCCGCGTCTCTTCACTTCTAGACTATTAGCAGAAACTTCGGGTTCGATAAAGGCTTCAGGGTCGTACACCGACCATCCGAGCTTTTTGTCGTGTTCAACTTCCATCTCAAGCGTAGCAATTTTGGTCCCGTGGACCGGATGCCGAAGGTAGACTTGCATGAAATTCCCGATGAAAACAAATCGCCCTACGCCACAATGACGTAGGGCGGCTTTGGTTTAGGCGATGCGGTAGACGGTGTACGCGTTGTCGCCGGTCTTGCGAGCGCGGAAGTGAGCGCCCACGCCGGAGGCAG